ACTAATCCCAAACTCTTTGCATACTCGATTCAATGGCCCACGGGTACCGTAATTTACCGTACCCGACGATATTATACGCGTCGATACCGATACGGTTACACTTTGTACACACGTCGAAACTGTCGTCGATGATTGAGTCTAAGGCAAGACTTCGACAAATTTCGTGTTTCTCAATTTCGTGGTCCGTATAACTATTGGTCATGATAAGATCGTCGAAGGTATTGGGGAACCAGTACTCGAGCCACTGTTCGGTTTGTGTACGCGCGTAACTTTGGCGACCCGTGACGATATACATTGTATCGGCGTGTTTGCGTAAATACCCCATTTGTTTACACACGCCCGGGATCGGTTTAAGTTTTGCGAACTCTTCGGATTCGTAAAAATCATGGACCATGTTACGCGATTCGGTTTCGGTAATGTTAAACATATCTTTATAGACGTAAGGGTACTTTTTCGTGGTTGGCATTTTGTACCCACGGAACTTTGCCATGGGTCGTACGAACGAGACGAGAACTTCGTCGATATCAATAGCAACTCTTTTCATTTATTACAAAATATTCACTCATAATCTCTAAATACTATTCCGACGGGAAACCTCGGGATCCCGAGATCCGTCAAGTTTTGGAACTTTACGGTTAACATTTTACCGAAATACTTTTCCTTATGCGCATAAAAATACTCTCTTTGTTCGATCGTACCTTCGGGTCGAACACAGAATGTACTTCCATTTTCGGTTTTACACACCCATACGACGGCATTTGCATCGCGACCGTGTCCCGTCTTTGCATCGACAACTTCGTATTCTTCCGTGATGAAATCCTTATACTTTAATAGGTAATTACTCCGTTTCCCGTTTTCATACACACTCGAAGGATCACGAACCATGGTCCCTTCGTACCCTTGTGAAACGAACTGATCGTGGAACTGTTTCAAACACGTTTTCTTACGAACGAGTTTCGTTTCGACCGTGACATACTTTTTGCGTTCCTCGAACGGTAAATCGGGACGATTTACGTCGAAATAATCAAAGACGTAAAACGTGAGTTGTCTCGGATCGGTTTTAAACAAACTCGTAATTTCCTCGAACGTTTTGTTTGGATCGTAACATTCACCGTCGAGGTACTCACCGTCCTTAAGACCTTTACCGAGATACTCGGTTCCCGGAACGAGTTTCCCCGTACGCGAAATCCCACCTTTATTCGAGACGAGTAGTCGAACCCCGTCGAGTTTGGGTTGAACATAGAACGGTTCCGAGATGTACCTTTTACGATCGTCCCATTTGTTTGCCAACATAGGCATAACGTCTGGTACCTGTAAATTTTTCCACATGGTTTTTGCACGTTTCAGGGCACTTTCGTACCCGAGCGGGACGTGCGTTGTTGAGATAGATTCTTTACCATCAACAACACCAGTTGCTTTAATGATATTGGCGGTACCATCTTTCAGTTTTTCAACTCTGATTGAAGTGTACCTTTGATTGCCGTTTTTGTCCGTTTTAAAAATTGTTTCCATTATAATAGATGAGTAGTGTTCCTCCAGTTGTAGATTATAAACGAATGGAACGACTTAGGCCTCCAGAAAACACGGTTATTCCTCTAAACGCAAATACTCTATGCATATTTCTTATACTAGCAACCATTATTGGTTTGTATAAGAGACACGTGGACACCAGATCCCGAAGGGATCTGTGAAGAGGGGAACCCCCAGACCCAGACCCCTCCGGGATACGACTCCAGACCCCTCCGGGGTCTGTAGTCGGGATCTAATCCACAGAATCAACGACATTATACTTGATACACTCTTGTGGATCTAAATATATGTCACGTTTCATAATTTTTTTAAGTTGTTTTTGTGGTATAGACGTTTTTTCCTTATACGTCTTTGTAACCATATCCATGAGTTTATCACACGATTTCATTTCGTCTTTGAGTTCTTCGTATTTTCCCCAGAATCCGTTCGTGGATATTTGGTGTATGAGTACGTGTGCATTCTTACCTATACGACGTTCGTGACCACCCAAAAGAAGAAACGTCGCGGCGGAACAACATACGCCTTGTGCTATGGTAACAACTTTAACGCGTGACTTCTCGATAATGTTCATGGCACTTAACCCCGAGAACAAATCACCGCCTTCACTACATATATGAAAATATATGACGGGTTCATACCCAATAAGTTCAGCCTTCTTTTTAAGAAGATCGATTTCGAGTTTCTTAAAATCTTCGATAAACTCAAGGATATCTACATCGGTAATTTCCCCGTAATAAAAGATTTCATTACCAATGACTCGAGATATTTTAAAATCGTTTTCTTCTTCGGTACTCATTTAATTATTCTGTACACACGTCTTTAATAAGTTTTTTGATTTTCGTCACTTCCCTTTGTTTCAGTTTATTGTGTAAACCTAAATGGTTCATAACATCAAAATCTTGGGGTGTTAAATTATATTCACTAAACATCGAAACGTCACCTTTTTGTGCATATTCACGTAAAAGCATGAATTCGTGGTGTTTCATATTTGTATGTGAACGTACCTGTATACTTCGAATTTTCTGTTCACGCATTTTCTGGTTCCCGTATTTTGTCCATGCACTTCCCGGTCGAATAGCATCTTTCTCGAGTAGGTTTTTCATGTAAATTTTAGGAATCTTTATAGCGTTCAAAACAAAGTAAGGCATGAAATCCCATTCACCTTTATAAAGTTCGGTATCGTATAGATCGGCGTGTACTAAACTATCCATGATTTTATCGTAATGGTCCGTATCCGTTCCAAGATAATTTTCGTGTACGGATCCCCAAACGTGTCCGTGTTCGTGTATCGTTTCATTTATATCTATAGTACCTGGTACACAAAGAAGGTCTTCGATAATTTCTTTCGGGGATTTAAAAATATCTTTATCGTCGCTAAATTCGAGGTAACTGAAATAGTTCCCGATATTTCCTTTACACTGTTCGGACGCTATTTTCGATCGTGGATGGTTTTTATTTAACCACTGAATGGTTTCTGGTTTACGTTTTGGTACGAACACGAGTTTGAAGTTGGGTAACATGTGTACGTTTTTAGACGTGACGAGTAATGGTTTTTTTGTAATGTGACCTCCGTTACAGACGGTTTCGACTATACTTTTATATGCAGTATCGGACTCGTAATCGTCTATATACGCATACATGTTCGAATTTTTTATCGTACTTAAAAACAGGTCTTTTTTCTGTAAAACTTCGTCATACAATTCTATACTATTTGATTCGTCAAGAATTTTATTCAGAATGTACGTTTTCCCAACACCAGCCGCACCACACAAAAACACATTGGTACCGTTTTCTAACAGAGACGTGATTTCTTTTATTTCGCGATCGTGGAGCGAAATAGTACCAACCTTTTTTTGTTTATGTATTGTAACGAAGGCATCCATGTCCGATGAAAATGGAGAAAGCGATCTTGCTACTCAGGCTTTAGATATTATTATGGAAAATAATACACTCCAGAAACGCGTTTTAGACCCTTTAAAAAGGAAACTTTTCCCTTATTTGATGTGTGTTACAATCTTTAACCTTGCTCTTTTTGTGATGGTGGCGTATCTTGTGAATCGTCTTTCGGTGATTCTGTAACAACTTCCATGAGTTCAGTTCGTCTTCGGAGTTCTTTCATGAGATCACCTTTCAAACTTACGAGTCCCTTATCTTTTAAATCGGATATTTCGTTTTTACGTTCCTGTATGCGTTCTATATCAGCTTTAACGGTTCCTTTTATACCTCGTATTTCATCGAGTTCTTTTTTAAGTTCGCGCTTAGCAACACCACCAACCGCGTCTTTGAGTTTCGTCATGACTTTATTTTCCTGTATGGCCTTGAATGGCATGATGGGTTGTATGTGCATGATTTCGGGTTTGAAAAACGCATTATCGTCTGGAAACTCGCGTTCAAATGCATCTATCATTTGTTTGGGTACGTTTGGAGACTGTTCAATAAGTCTATCGTATTCGGCGCGCATATTTTCAATCATGATGGTACCATTTTGTGTTCTTTCGGCTAAAGGTAAAGTTAACTCGAGACGAATGGTTCTCGAAAGTTTACCGTACTGTACCGACGCGACGCGGTGACCTTCCATGAGTTCGTTGATTTTGAGAAACTGCATGATAGTTGTTGCAATGGCGGTGATTAAGTTCAAACCACCAATAGCCGACGGTACGTACGGTTGGACAGTAGGTGGAAACGTTTCCTGTGCAAAGTTTGCTGTACCGGTTATGGTACTTACAATAATAAGGGGTATGGTAAATTTCATGCTTAGATTTTTAAATGAACAGTACGCTTGGTAGTGCATGTATCGATAACACGCAGCGGCTTCACCCCAGGACTTTAATATTTTCTCCTGTTGTGGGTGCCAAATTTTCGGAAGTTTCTTTTCTTCGTTCATACTAATAGAGATGAACATTATATTCTTCATTCACTTACTTTTCTTCATAACCATGTTGGTTGTACCATTCATGAAGAATAAACAAAACCTCGAATTTTACTCACTTCTCGTCCCGTTTATATTTTTCCATTGGTCCGTGAACGACGATACGTGTGCACTGACCCAAATGGAAATGGCTGTAACAGGAAATAGTAAAGAAGAAACGTTTTTTGGACGTATAATGGGGCCCATATACAAAATGGACGATACCGAGGCAAATAATTTCTTAAAATCTATTTTATTTTTCCTTTGGTTACTTGTTCAGTATAGACTCGATAGAATTGATTTGAGTCCACTCAATGAACTCAAAAAACGTATCGTTAAATAATATTGGTATATATAAAATGAAGATCAAAAACAAAACGCAAACAAAACTTATGTTTATTGCGTTAGCGGTTCTTTTTGCTTTAGTTATATACCAAATACGTAATCCAATCGTAGTTAAGAAACGGGTTCCTGTGCCCTTACCAGTTGAAGTTCCAGTACAGATACCAGTCGAAAGAGAGTTTCGAAAACCACCAATTAAAGAGTACAAACCCGGGTACGTCCAACAAATGGGGGTTCTTGTAGGTCCAGATGAAGAAACCTTACCTTTATACGGTAAAGAAGTTCGTGGAAGACGCGATCAATACCATTATTACACGACAACACCAGGTGATCAAGTGTACCCACTTCCAGTTACGATTAATGACCGGGACTGTATGGACGATATAGGGTGTCAAGAACTGTACGGAAATGAAACCGTTTCGGTATTAGGACAAACGGGTTCATTTCAGGCGAAACTGTATAGAACGGATAACTTTTTCTAATCTTCTTTTTTCTTTTCTGGAACAACAAATCTATATGCACAACTTCCCATTGTTATGGTTTGTGAACACATAGCACAGCATGCACATAACATCAATAACAGTAAAGGTGGGGATTTCACTGGAATCCTTGATATAGGTCTATATACAAAAAAGAAACAGCACAAGCAACAACACAAAGTTGAAGCTAAATTAGTAGGTCCACAACTAGACATTTATAGTAAACAAAGAAAAATATATTGGTTACTATAAATGAAGATAGATACTTTAAAAAATGAAGCAAAACGTTTAGGTCTTCGTGTGACTAAAAAAATTAAAGGGAAACGTGTTCCCCTATCCGAAAAGGAACTTAAAATGAGAATTGAACGACGACGACCACCAGCTTTGGAAATCCAGGTTCGTAATTCAAAAAAACTTATACGAACGTGTAAATCACTTCTGAAAACCATGGAACCATCTGTTCCGAGAGCTCCCCGCGTTTCTGTAAAACGCATTCCATCAGCACCTCCGGTCCCACCAGCACCCCCGGTCCCACCACGTCCCGTGAAACGCGACCCACGCGCAAACTTAATGACGGCTTTGAAAGCAAACCTCGAAAGACGTGGTATTAGACAAAAGTTAAACCAAACTTCTTAGACATGAACCTTTTTGCACTTTCGAGTTCAGGGTAACTCCATAAAAGCCATCTCGACCAGAACCCCGCGGTATACAAACCTGATTTACCCCAGTTTTCTTTATCGCTTCGTGTAACATCGAGCATGTTTTTGTGAACGAGTTTAGGATCGGTTTGTTTTTGAACCATGTGTGGTACAAACCCACCGTGACGCGTGACGTACATACGCATACGTAAAGGGTTCTTATGTAGTGTATAATCAGAGTACCCCTTGGCCCCAAAATCAACAATCTTACCATCATCGAACGTAACTCTAAACTTTTTATCAAATCGCGGACTTTTTCGTAAACGAACACGCATGTATACTATAATTATTGAACATATTTATTTTGTAACCTTGCGAGTGTATAGTGGTGATACAAATGAAGTATACCAATCGCTAAAGAAACGTAAACCGCTGGGTTTTTCCTGGCTTTTCTGTTCATGAGAATCAGAATAACTGAAGTGAGAATGATGAGTGTTGGTAAAGTGAACAAACCAATTTGAATATTGGTCAAACCAAGAAACCGTTTATCTAACGTATCGATTGTATTGTTTTGTTCTGGTGCGTAGTATTCTTTTCCTTTATAACCTGGCATTTATTATATATACATAAAAAAATGTGGTTTCTTGTGATACCATTTGTACTGTTACTAAACGATTATTGTAAAAATCCAATCGATAGACTTTATTTTCAGAAACCTTTACGTCCACTCATCGGTATACGAAACTCACTCGTAGACTTATTTTTTTATAAGCCACACTATTCGGTCGACGATTTTCCAGGCCTTTGGCGTGTTCAAAAACACTTTTTCGATATAAAAGATGAATACGACGGGTTACACAAAAACGCACAAAAATGGTATTTCCACGATCTCGATCCATGGTTCGACCGTAACGAAAAGTATTATTACTATAAAATACACGATTTTCCGAACATATACGCATTTTTAAAAAGTATACCGTGTGTTGATCATGCCATGATTGCAGTCATGGAAGGACCAATGTCTATATCAGCACACCGTGCCGAGAGTAATTTACAGTTACGGTACCATTTAACACTCGAAGGGACGAGTAATCTCAATACCGAATTTGAATTTCATAAACACGAACCGGGTGAATATATACTTTTCGATCACGCGAGGTACCACCGCGTTGATAAAACCGACGAACAAAAACGGGTCGTACTTATTTTAGATATTAATAGGTTTTAAACTAAAGGTGTTTTCTACATACTGCTTTATACATGTTATGATCACCAACAAGTTCAAGCTCATCGTTTTGAACAATACGTTTTGTAAATGGTCCGTGTGTACCGTCCATACACTCCATACACATCGCCGATATTTTAAACACTTTATCGGCGAGAGGTACACAATCTACGAGTTCACCAAACTTTCTTTGTTTGTAATCGCCATCGAGTCCCGCGAGTAAAATCGTTTTACCCGAATCGAGAACGCGTTCAACAAACGTTTTAAGACCCGTAAAAAACTGAGCTTCGTCTATGGCTATAACGTCGACATCTGAAAAATCGACTTCTTCGAGACTATTTGTTTTTATACAATCGAAACGAACATTATCGTGGGTACGTAAAACGTCTTCGGAGGCACGCGTATCTTTTTTCGAGTTTATAACGAGAATCTTTTTACCTATAACGCGGTACCGTTTTAAACGTCGGATAAGTTCGGACGTTTTTCCAGAGAACATGTTACCCATAATAATCTTAAGACTCATTTCTAATTATACGTATTATTATTTTTTTATACTTATATAATATATGTTGAATATTTATTTATTTCTATTAATATCATTCACATTTAATCTTATAACAGGATATTATGTTTCATATAAAAGAAATGTTAAGGAAAATGATAAAATATACGACATGGGATT